TACTTTTAATTATAAGATTGGAAAGGTGATTAACTAATGATAGCTAAATTTGACACTTATAACAATTATGATGATTTAGTAGTGTCTTTAAGACAACCATCCGATGAATTTATAGACTTTGTTGAAGTTAGAGATATTAATATATCTCCTGAGTTTAATGCCGTGTCTGAAATGTCTTGTACAATATATAAAATAGATAACCTCACCGAAACATATGATGCTGTTGAAGTAAAAAGACAGTTATATGTCGAAGATAGAGGTTATTTTATTATTACTGCTTGCGAAGATTACAAGGATGATGAAGGTGAATATAAATCTCTTACTCTTCTATCTTGCGAACACGAATTAAGTTATAAAAAACTTAATTATTTCAAGGGTACATATAAATTTTACGGAACTTTTACAGACGAAGAAGGTAATGAAAAAAGAGGTCTTATGGACGAGATTATGCAATCTCTTCCACGCTGGAGTATTGCACACATTGATGATGCTGTAGCAGAGAGATGGCGTACTTTTGATGAGCCAGACACTACCTTATACGCTTTCTTAATGGAAGATTGCGAAGAGTCTTATGAATGCATCTTTGAATTTGATATTAAGACTAAAGAGATTTATGTATATGATAAGAATAATTACATTAAGAAAACAACAATCTGCCTAAGTAGAGAAGACGTTATATCAAGTATAAAGACCAACACAAAGGTTGAAAATATATATACTGCTATCTCTATTTATGGTGAAGATGATATTACTATAAATTCATTAAATCCACTCGGTACTGCTACTTTATATAATTTCTCATATTACAAGCCTTGGATGAGCGAAAGTTTAAGAAATAAGCTTACTATATGGGAAAATAAGATAAAGACTTATGAACCAGAGATGGAAACTAATCGTAACTCTCTCGCTACTCTTATGACAGAGTTACAAAGTATCCAAACAGATATTAATACTGCTAACGAAAAGATTACTCTTTACGAGAAACAAATGGGCGTAGACAGTATTAATGAAGAATCTATAGTTTCTTTAAATACTCTTATAACAGAGCAAAGAAGTTTGTTGGAGCAATATAATACAAATAAAAATAATAAAGAAGCTGAGATTAATACTCTACAGGAAAGATTTAATACTATCTATGCAGATTGTAGTTTTGAAACGAACTTTACTGTAGATGAGATTAAAGAATTAGATGCATATATATATGAATCAAGTTATGTCGAAGACAATCTTAACATTACTGAGAACATGACTTATGCTGAAGAATACGATATTATTAAGCAATTATATGACAAGGGTAAAGAGGTATCCGAAAATTTAGGATATCCTGCCGAAGAACTAACAATTGATACTAACAACTTTATATTCCAAAAGGAATTTGCCGATTATACAGAACAGTTAGAGACAGGTTGTTTAATTGATATCGCATTGGATGATGATAATATTGTTACCTATGTATTGCTTAAAATTGATGTTAATTATGAAGATAAGACTGTTGCTCTTACATTGGGCAATAAATATAGAACTTCCGATGCACAAGCTTTGTTTAAAGATTGGCAAGCAAATGTATCTAATGCTGCTTCTACGCTTACCTATGAAAGAAGTAAATATGGCAAAGCAGTTAATAGTGGTAGCCTTGATAGAATGAATTCTTTCATGCAATCTAGTTTAGACTTAACACTCAATGCAGTCAAAGCAAGTGATGGACAATCTATGGAAATAACAGAATCTGGTCTTAAGGGAAGAAGAATTAATCCTGATACTAACAAAGTTGACCCTGAACAGATATGGATTACATCTAATAATATTGTGTTTACAGATAATAATTGGGAAGACATTAAAACTGCCATTGGTAGATTAATATTACCTGATGGAACTATTGGTTATGGTATTAATGCAGAATACTTACTTGGTAAATGGATTATTGGTGAAAATATGGAAATCACCAATGAAAACGGTAGTTTTAGAATTACTAAGGATGGTATTGATGCTTCTTTTAGTGAACAAATTCAAGAAGAAGTTGAAAAAGCTATTGAGGGGTTAGAGGTTGAAAATAATACTAATTCTACTACTGCTTCTTCTCCTATAGTCCTTACCGATAGTGCTGATGGTGGTTATATTGGTATGAATATTTATGGTAGAAGTACACAAAAAACAAGAAGTGGTAAGAACAAGTTTGATGAAGAAAGAGCAAAAAAAGGTTCTAATTATACATCTAATAGCAATATAGGAGTAAATTGGTACACTACAACAATAGATTTACTACCAAATACAGAATATACAATAACCAGATTTGCTAATAATATATCTGCAAATAGAGCATTTAATTTACAATTTTATTTATATGAAGATACTACTAATACATTGTTTTATGTTAATAATGGCTATAACGAACCAATATTGAATAAAAAAACACTAACTTTCACAACTGGAGAAAGTGGAAAGATTTATTTAGCCGCTTTATACGGAAATGATGAAAGATTTACAAATTTATTTAGTAATATTGATATTCAAATAGAAGAAGGTTCTGCTTCTACTGAATATGAACAATATGGAGTAAGCCCCAGTCCAGAATTTTCAAGTGAAATTGAGAGTGTTGGAACATATGATGAAACAAGCGGAAAATATAAAATATTGGTTAACAGTACAGTAAATCTTGTTAGATATGTAGAAATGGGTGGAGCTTACACTACGGATGGAACAGATATGCCGAGTGACACCTTGTATAGAACAAACTATATGAAAGTCACTCCTAATAGTAAATTATATGTGTATGGTTTCGACATTTCTACTACAAGAAATGTAAGATTGTTCTACTATGATAAAGACAAGAAATATATATCGACTTATTTAGGTACAAACTACTTTGATGTGACAACGCCAAGCAATTGTTACTATATAAGAGCGAATCTTGATAAGTCCGTAGTTAATTACCAAAACATTGTTATTAGTTATTCCCCACAAGATAAATACGGAGAAACACAAGCCTTATTTAAAATTCAAAATGGCTTAAACAGTGTAGGCGATGTTAAGGATGAAGTAGACTTAGCCAGAGGTGTGTTGATACAGAGAGTTGGCGTTATTGATTTAGGTACTTTGAATTGGAGTGTATCAGGCTCAAGATTTCAAGCAAACCCATTAAATGCAAAGCATACTGATAGTGCGTGGAGTTTGGCTAATTTACTTTGTACACATTACAGAGTAGACTATGCACAAAATACTTGGAGTGAGGTTAATGATAAAAGAATATCAATCAATCAAAACGGAGTTATTCATATAGTGGATAAAGATTATACGGACGCTACGTCTTTTAAATCTGCTATGAGTGATGTGTATTTAATTTACGAACTTGCCACACCGATTGAAATTCCACTAACCGAAGATGAAATGGCTCAATACAGAGCATTACAAACTTACAACCCTACTACTGTCGTGTCTGCCACAGATAATGCTCTTATGTATGTTGAGTATTATAGGAATACAACAGACGGACAAGCATTGGCTAATGCTAACGCTAATAATAATCAAAATACCGAAGCTTTACTTAAAAAATATAGTGATTTAGAACAAACGGTAGATGGTTTTAAAATTGAAGTTGGTGAAACTGTTACTACTAACTACGATGAATTAAAAAAGAATATTGATGATGTTAATACTTCTCTTAATAAGGCAATCGAAACTCAACAAGCGGCGATTTCTTTAAATGCTGACGGAATCAATCAAATTTGGAGTAAGAATTATACAACCAAAGATGATGTTGATAATATTATTTCTGAACAGACAGAAAGTGTTATACAACGTGTTGGAAAATTAGAGGGCGATGTAAGTGGTTTTAAAGTCGATATAACTACAGTTCAAACCGATGTTGATGGACTTTCGACAAATATAAATAAACATATGCAATTTACTGAAGATGGACTTATATTGGGAAATAGTGAAAGTTCGTTTAAAACGCAATTAACAGAAACAGAATTAGCATTTTTAGATGGTGATGATAAGGTTGCTTACATAAGTAATAAAACTATGAATATTACAAGTGCACAAGTGGAAGATAGATTTATACTCGGAAATTATTTATATGAAAAAACAGCAAATGGATTAAATGTAAAATATATAAGGGGAGGTGTATAACATATGGCTAATGGAAGTTTTAGTAGTGCTGTTTATAGCACTTCGGGTTTGTCTTTAGGTACAATAACTGTTAATTGGAGTAGTGTAGCCAATACTACTAATAATTATTCTGATGTTACAGTAAGCGTAACAGTTCCGACAGTTACATATGCTCATAATCTTAGAAGTAAGGCATACTCTCTTTTATGTATTGATTCGGCTTCGACTTATCATGGAACTACAAATTATGCATCTGCTAGTGGCGGTGTATATACATTAGCTAGTCGAACATATCGTGTATACCATAATTCAGATGGTACAAAATCTGGGACAATAAGTTTTTATATGGCTGGATTCACATTTACATCTGACGATGATGAGGGTACTACAACTACTCATACCGTAAATGCATTTTCGGTATATAATACAGTAACATTAGATAAAATTACAGTTGTTGCAAATAACCCTTCTATTCCAACAGTTTCAACAAGCACTTTAGAAATGGGTTCGTCAGTGACAATTAATACCAATAGAACAAATAACACATACACTCATACACTTAAATATAGTTTTAATGGACATAGTGATACTATTGCTACAAATGTTGGTGCCGAGCATCCTTGGACTCCAAAAGTTGAAACATTTGCTCCTATGATACCTAATGTCTCATCTGCTATATGTACTATTTCTTGCGAAACTTATAATAGTTCAGGTACAAAAATAGGAGATACAAAATCTTGTACTATAACCTTAACAGTCCCTAAAACTGTTAAACCAACAGTACACACAAGTATATCTCAAGCAGATTCTGTTGTGCCTAGTTCGTGGGGTATTTATGTTAATGGTAAATCTAAGATTAAAATATCTGCTAGTGCTACAGGAACATATGGAAGTTCTATAAGTACCTATTATATATCTGGCGCAGGATACTCTTCTAATACAAACACTTTAACAACGGGTGTTTTGTATAAAACAACATCTTCAGAAAGTGAAACTATCAACTTTACTGTTAAGGTTACTGATAGTAGAGGGAATCTAGCCGAAGAGATTGTTCCAATTACCCTATATGCTTATAATGTACCATCTGTATCTAATGCAAGTGTTCTAAGATGCAATTCATCTGGGGCAGTTAGTGATGAAGGTACAAGTGCATTGGTTCAAGCCACTGCTATTTATAGTTCTTGTAATGGTAAGAATGCATGTACCTTACAAGCCACTTATGGAACATCTAAAACAAATTGTGGTGATGAAGAAGCATTGGTTAGTGGAGTTGCTAAGACTTGTTGGACAGACAAGATATTAACAGATAGTAACTATGTAGTTAAACTAATTGCAACTGACTTCTTTGGTAATTCGACACCATTATATTTAGATTTAACATCTACAGGTGTATTGTTGTCGTATTATGAGGATACTGGTTTTACTTTAGGAAGTACTGCTACTGGCTCAGGATTTGTGTGTCACATGGATACAGATTTTAAGAAGGATGTAAAGAGTGAACTTGATGTAATTGCAGGATATGGCACAGATGATGAAACAAGCCTTTTAGAACTTAAAGAACTAATTGGCACAGGTGGTGTTACTATTGATAGTGCATTGTCTGACACAAGTACAAATCCTGTACAGAACAAGGTTATAAATGCAGCATTGAATGACAAATTGTCAACAAGTGGTGGCACAGTATCAACTGAATCTTTCGGTGCTTTAACTATTGAAAGAGCAGGAAGTGCCTATGGTGCAGGTATGTCTTTCAAGAATTCAAATGGTGTCCTTGGTCACATATATATGGGTGGTGCACCTAATGGTGGGTTATTACGAGCCACAGCAGACCAACAGACAACATATTCAATACTTGATTCAAGCAATTATACAAGCTACTGTACACCTGCTAACATAGGTGCTGCAACAAGTAGTCATACACATGATGGGTATGCAACATCAGATGGCATTATAACAGGCTTATTAGAAGAGAGTGGTAATATATGTGTATCTACAACATCAGGTGACGTTATATTGGCAACAGAACATAGCTTACCTAATGGGTGGTTCACAAAGGTATTAACCTATTCAAGTAGCCTTAGTTCAGGCAGTGGTGAAGTTGTATGTTATTATCATCCTACTTTGAAGCTTGCAGTAGTGTATATAAATTGCGTCACATTCGGTGAAGATAGTGGACTTATGGTAACGAACTTACCAAAACCAGCCTATTATATTGATTTTATTATATCAGAAGATTATACACAATCAGCTTCGGGGTACATTGGCACCAATGGTAGGTTAGGATTGCACGATTGGCACGATTTAACCAATGAATTTTCAGCAGTAATCACATATAACTATGTTAATTAGAAAGGATGCAAATGAACACATATATATTATTCACACAAGAAGGAAAGATATTAGGTGATTATAGTGAAGTAACAGAAGAATTGTTAGCAGATAATAGGCATTGCATAATCACAGAAGAAATGCGAAAGTACATTGTTAAGCATTATCCTAATATCTTGATAGATACAGATAAAATAGTAGATTGTCATACTGTAATTAACAGCATTGATTATTTCAAATTGACAGAAGAGACAATCAAAATAGATTCTATTAAAAATAAAATAATCAAGAACATCAAAAAGGCTTGTGGCGTAGCTATCACGATGGCAAAGGAAGTCATTCTAACCTCTGGAGATGTGAAGAAATTTACATATAAGTTGGAAGATCAGATAAATTTATCAGGACTTGTAACGAATTATAAAAGTGGTGATTTTATTTCTTATCACGCATCTGGAGAATTGAATGAGCTATATTCTTATGAAGATATATGCATTATATATAAAACATTACTGAATAGTAAATTATACAATCAAATATATACGCAGGTGTTGTGCAATTGGATTACCAATAATTACACCGAAGAAATGTATAAAGAAGGTATAACAATTGAGTATAATTTCATAAACGAAACTATTCAAACTGAAGTTGATTTGCAATACAATCAACAAAAATTATAGCATTATTAATAAAAAGGCACTCTATGGAGTGTCTTTTTTGTTGTTTAAAAGGAGATGATAAAATGAATATTATTGAAAGTTTTTTAACAAAAAACCCTTGTTATCAACAAGGTAGAAAGATTGAAGTAAAAGGTTTAATGATTCACAGTGTAGGCTGTCCACAACCAAATGCTAAGGCTTTTGTTTCATATTGGAATGACCCAAACTTCAATTCTGCTTGTGTACACGCCTTCATTGATGGTTATACAGGTGATGTGTATCAAACACTACCTTGGAATCATAGAGGTTGGCATGCGGGTGGACAAGCTAATAATACACATATTGGCGTAGAAATGTGCGAACCATCGTCAATAAAATATGTTGGTGGTGCAACTTGGACAGAACTTGGTGATGGTGTTATTACTAGAGAAACTGTCATGAGAACCTATAAGTCTGCTGTTGAATTATTTGCATATTTATGTAAGCAATATGATTTAAACCCTCTTGCAGATGGAGTTATTATCTCCCACTCTGAAGGATATAAAAGGGGCGTAGCTTCTAACCACGCTGATGTTGAGCATTTATGGAAAGTACACGGATTAACAATGGATGGATTTAGAAAAGAAATCAAGGCAGAATTAGACAAATTAAATACACCAGAAGTTGTTGTAAAACCCGAAAGTCAAAAAATATATAAAGTTCAACTTGGTGCATTTTCAGTTAAAGAGAATGCCGAAAGATTGCTAAAGAATGTCCAAGCTGCTGGCTTCGATGCATTTATTACTAAAGTAGATGGTTGGTATAAAGTACAAGCTGGTGCTTTTTCAATTAAAGAAAACGCTGATAATATGTTAGCAAAATTAAGAGCTAAAGGTTTTGATGGTGTTATTGTTGTTGTGGATGCAAATACTCAATCTACACCTGTTAAACCTGTTATTAAAGAAATAAAGGTTGGCGATAGCGTTAAAATTATTGGTAAAGCTAAAACATACGATGGTAAATCATTATTATCATTCTGTTACGGAAGGACTTACAAAGTTAGTAACATAAGTGGAGATAAAGTAGGCATCACTTTCTTAGGCATACCAATCGCAACAATGAAAAAAACTGATTTAGAATTAGTGTAAAATTAAGGGGATTACTCTTTTGAGTAGTCCCCTTTTTTACTTCTATTTAGTTTGCTTATTATTTTTTAAAAGTAGTTTTTGAATATCTTCAACGGTTAAACCATTGCTTTTGATAGTGGCCCATGTTTGTCTCATTTCTAAATCGTCTTTCTCATTTTCAAGTTCTACCAAACGAGATTTGAATTGAGCTAAACGCTCCTCTGCTAAATTAATTTCATTCTTTGTTTCTTCAATTCTTTCATATACACTCTTCTGTTTTCTAGCCATAAATAATTTCTCCTTTAGGTTATACTTTATATTTTAAATGCATATGAATGAGATCCTTTTTAACCACACCAGCAACTTTTGTGAACCACACCAATTCCACACCAATTTCATAAAAAAGTGTAAGAATTTATAAGAATTTACATCAAATCAGTAATCATTACTGAAGTCTTGCAACCCTTGATTTTCCTTATGTTTAAAGGCTTTTTTGAACATCCACCTTACAATTCGTAAGGTGTTACCTGATATACATAATAAGAATATAAATTACTGCACTTTTCAATTTAAAAAACTCAGTATTTATAGGGGTTTGAGAGTTTTACTACACCAATTATTTTTCAACCACACCAGCCATACACCAGCATTTTAGACCACTCCGAATAATGGAATGATATTGCTATTTTTATCTGCAACTTCTTTAAATCTTTTATCTACTAAATCTTCTAATTCATCCTCAGATACATTTGATATTTTATCCATAGTTTCTGCTAATTTATCCATTTCTTCTTGCTTTTTAATATCAAGAACATGAGTGTATAAATCCATTGTCATTTTCAAAGAAGCGTGTCCTAAATAGGATTGTACCGTCTTTGGTTGAATACCACTTTCGAAACATCTTGTTGCAAAAGTATGTCTAAAGCAATGTGCAGAAAATTCTTCAAACGCTTCAATTGGGTCTTTAATCAGATTGATTTCATCGACAATTCTTCTTATTGCATCATTTAATACAACTGAATTAATTGGCGTTCCAAACTTTGTTGTAAATAATAATTCTTTAAATTCATCGGATACAGATGAGAATTTCACAGATTTAGCTTTAACTATATTGGATTGCAATTTTTGTTTTTTTAAGGCAATGGCACAAGTTTTATTCATAGGAACTTTACGCTTACTTTGTTTTGTTTTAGGAAATTCAAAGTGAAATGTTTTTTGTTCATCTCCTTCTAGCTTTTGATATAGTAGGGTTCTTTCTACTGAAATCTCCATCTTATCAAAATCAATGTCTTCCCATTTTAGTGCGCACACTTCTCCGGGGCGTAACCCTGTGTTGATTGCGACTGTAAACAAATTATCATAAAATGTTCCCTTACAACAATCAAAAAACTCTTGTTGTTCTTCTACAGTTAGTACACGAATATTTTTTATTTCACTCTCGTCTCTAATAAGCTTAATACCACGAGCAGGATTCTTGCGAGCAAAATCATCAATGATTGCTTTGTCAAACATATCAACTAATAAGATTTTAACTTTGTTCTGAGTTTCAAATTGATACCCATTTTCAACTAAGTCTTTAATCACTTCTCTTATCATTAATTGATTAATGTCACATAACTTTCTCTTGCCTAATTTAGGTGAAATATGTTTTTTATATACGTGTATGTAGTGACGTTTTGTGTTTAATCTGATTGTATTAAACTTGTGAATGTTAAGCCATTTTTCAAACCAGTCATCTAAAATGATTGTGTCATCAGATAAATTCATTCTATTTTTGTTCTCATAAATAGCATCGGCTAATTTAGCCTTCACTTCTTTTAAGTTAACAGAATAAAAACTTTTTCTTTTGCCAAACCTGTCTGTAAAACGAGCCATATAACTTCCATCGGCCCTTTGTGAAATACCATCTCCCAATTCTTTTCCTTTTAAATCTTTTCCCAAGAGTTATTCCTCCTTTTAAAAAATAAAAAAGGATCTCATTCATGCTTCAATTATATCACTTGAGATCCTTTTTTGCAAACTATTTTAATTTATATTGTTTACTGTTCCATTCTTCAAATTCTTTACGCTTGATTAATTTACGATTGCCGATTTTTAAAACAAATGGACAATGTGGCTTTACTATTTCTTCACGCAAAGTATTTTCCCCTATATTAGAATAGGCAACAGCTTCCTCTATCGTAAGGTTTAATTTTAAATTAATTGGTATCTCTATCATTTATATCACACCTTAATTTATACCTGTTGAACCGAATCCACCTTCACCACGCTCCGTCTCATTCAACTCTTCTACTTCATTAAACTCCACTTCTAAAAATGGTATAACAGATAATTGGGCAATACGTTCTCCAGGCATAATCAATTTAGCTTCGTTACTATCATTGTATAATGCAACTATGTATTCTCCTCTATAATCACTATCACACACACCCACACAATTAGCTGGTCTTAACCCTTGCTTAGTTGCTAAACCACTTCTTGCAAAGATGGCGCCAAAATATCCTTCTGGAATTTCAACTGCTAATCCTGTGCCAATCTTTTCAGTACAATGTGCAGCAATAGTTATAGGCTTATCTATGCAAGCATATAAATCATAACCAGCCGCATACTTACTTCCTCTTGTTGGTATAGCAGCGTTGTTGTTTAATTTTTTAATGTTTATTTTCATCTTAATTATCCTTTCTTCTTAAAATCTTCGCACGAAATACATTGTCCATAAAAATATTTCTTATCTCTTTGTTGGCAACAAATATATATTTTTGCTTTAGACACTTCCTCAATTTGTCCATATACACACTGTTCACATTTATCTGTAGTTATGACCATTCTATACCAAGTCCTTTCAATTTTCTTTTCACTTTTCTGTCCATTGAATTTAAAAATTTCTTTGAATATTGTTGAGTGTTGATACCATAGAAAGGACGATAAATTGATTTAGCAACTTTATCATAGAAATTTAAAACAGTATCTCCGGTGCAACATTCTGTTATAATTTCACATTCAACCATAGTACTTTTTAAGTATTTATGTATTGGAAAAGTATATACATATATATTGTTTTTACTGTCTTTATTAAACGAGTGAAAGCGAAACCCAGCTTGAAATAATTTCTGCTTTGTTGCATCTTTCATTTTAAATTTGTTAGTCGCTAACACCATAAAACTACTCCTTTAAATGTTTTACTCTTAATTCAACTTCTTGTTGTTTTCCTTCATTAAATGCAGTTGTATAGTCTCCTGTGAGATATCCCGTAACTCTTCTTAGTCTTCTTATTTCTTGTCCACCACACATAGGACAAGCGTTATTTATATCATCACAGTAACCACAACTCATGCACATATCATTAGGAACGTTAATTGCAAAATATGGTATATCTTTATCCATTGCATAATTTACAATTGTCTCCAAAGCCTCAATATTATTCTTAACTGAAGACTGTAATTCTACATAAGTAATACAACCTGCTGAACTATAGCCTGTTAATTGAGATTCAATATCAATCTTTTCAAATGGCGACATATTCTTCCATACGGGTACATGCATTGAATTGGTAAAGAATTTCTTATCAGATACATTTAATATCTCTCCATACTCTTCCTTGAACTTCTTCATAGCTGTAAAACATAAATTCTCGGCTGGCGTGAAATACACTCCAAAATTCAATTTATATTCCTCTTTAAACTCTACACATCTATCTTTGAATAATTGCTCTATTTTCTTTGCAAGCTCCATTCCTTTTTCTTCTGTATGGTCACAACCAATAAGAATTTGAAGGGTTTCTGCAAGTCCTAATTGACCAATTGCAAGTGTTCCATGTTTTAATGCAGAATGAATATCTTTACCATCGTATCCTTCCATAACACCATTTTCATACATAAACTTTGCCGAATCTGATGATTGACTACAAATCCATTCAAACCTTTCAAGTAGCATATCTTTTGCTTCATGAATTTTGTCATCTAGTATATTTATAAATGTTTCAACAACATCAATATCTGCTTCTGGTTCCCCATTGTTGGATTCCATTATTGCATCTACTTCTAATTCTCTAGCCTTCATAGCTAATGTTGGCATAATAATTGTTACCGGACAAATATTACCTCGACCATCTTTTAACTGACCAAAGCCATTAATATCATATCCATTTGCGGTTCTACACAATAGGCCTTTGCCTACCGGACTATATCTTCATTTATTATTCTTTTACCAAATAACAAATGCTCGGCACTTCCAAATAAGGAATTTCACCTTAAATGTACTCTACTCGCTTCTTCACATAAGTATTTCTCTTATGCTATGTTTTCGATAGTCTCTTAACGATTATAATTGTTAATCTTGTTTATAATAAAATCTCCATCCTTTGTGAGTTTTGCATTTTCCACTTAAACAATCACCAATACTACTTTGTCTTAATTTATGTAATCTAGCAAACTCACTCTGATTATTAAATTCATAGATTTTGTCTTCTGGAGAGATACCTATTATTTCTTTTTGTTGATGCGGTTTATATTTATTATTTTCTTTTTTAGATATAAATGTACAATTTTCTAAACAATACATTGTATTATTATGAAGTTTTTTATCTTTATCTAATGATAATTTTCCTTGTAATATTAGTTCCAAATCAAAACCGTCAATTTTGTCAACATCTTCTATGAAATTATCTAAGTTTCTCCATCTTTCACAAACAGTTATTCCAACTGATCCATAATTCGAATAACAGTCACAATTTGATTTATAGCATCTGTCATTCATATTTTTCCATATTCCATATATTTTTCTATAAACAATATTTTCTTTTATTCTTTTTCCTTGTATTACCATTCCTACTCCTTTTGAGTAAGATTAACAATTAATTTCGCACAGGATTCTTGCGTTCCCCTGTTAGCACATTACCTAATTACCATTTCCTGTAATTCCTTGTTCGTGTAATGTACACCTCAGTTTTCTGAGTTCACCGAGTTTTATATGAGCTGTGGTGTATTCTTAACCCATGGTACTAAAATATGTCTTAGGATCATCAATATCGTATCCTTCATTACCACTCCAATCCACATTAGCATAATTAGGATATAACCTTTGTGCAGTAGATTGTAATGCCAATTTAAACAAATCGTAGTTTGGTTCTCCTGGCTTACGATTTACCCCTTTCATACATTGAAAGATTCCACAAGGAAATATTGATGTTTTATGAAATTTACCAACACCTTTAATAGAACCTTCTAATAATGCTTTTATTACCATACGTCCTTCAGGTAATGTACAAGTGCCATAATTAATACTTGTAAATGGTAACTGATTTCCACTTCTCGATTGTAATGTATTGAGGTTATGATACATACCCTCAACTGCTTGTTGTGTTTCCTTAATTGTCATATCCATTGCATATTGATATGCTTTTGGATAAGTATTTTTATAAAAATCATTTTCAATAGAAACCTTTGACCAATCTTTTGTCATATCTAACTCTGCATTTGCATTGCAAATATACTTCATACCATCTTGATAATGTTTAATAAAACTTTTTCTTACATAAGGAACCATTGTCCAATCTAAGTGAGTCGCAGAAACGCCACCGAATTGTTGTAAGCTTTGTAACTGAAAGATAACAGCTATCAACTGAAAAGCAGTGTTAATACTATTAGCAGGTCTTACATCTGTTTGTCTAGTATTAAATCCATTTGCAAGTAATTTATCAAATGGAATACTTAAACAATTATGCATTCCTACTGCATAACTATTTAAATCATGAATATAAATCATATTATTGAGATGATTTTCACGAGCCATATCAGACATACAGTTGTCTAAAGCATACTTTTTTAGGACAGTATCACTTGCTTCTCCGACTCTTCCACCAAAAGACTTTTCATCAATATTAGCATTTTGATTTTGAACATTGGATGCTGTAAGTTTTTCTCCTATATCTATCATAAGTTTACTATTTTGTTCTCTAATTCTGCTTCTGTCATTGCGATAAATAATATAAGCTCTTGCAACATCTTTACGATTACTTGCCATTAATTTCGTTTCTACTATATTTTGTATTTCTTCAACACTCATATTTTTGTCTAGACTTTCAATATAATTAGCAATCTCTCTGGCTTTATCTTTTGCATAGGTACTTTCTTCTCCATCTACATCTATAAAAGATTTAAGAACGGCTATTTTGATCTTATCTTTGTCAAATTTGACTTTTCTTCCGTCTCTTTTTATAACCTTCATTGAGTATCTCCTTTACATTTATAGTTTATTTAAGTTTTAAACTAACACACCTAATTCTTTAAGTTTGTGAGCTAATCTTTCTTCGTCTGCCACATCTTCTACAACAACAATCAATGTGTTTGCTAAGTCTAATGACAAAACACCCATTATACTTTTACCATCAACAACATACTTACCAGAGTATATAGTTACTCTTGAGTTTAAATTAGAAGTATACTGTATAAATAACTTAATCTCTTCCATTGTTGTAAATTTAACTTTCATTTTTCACCTCCTAAAATATTATATATTTCAAACCAATCGTTACATCTAATGCCTTGCCATTTTTCATTCCAAGGATATTGTTTACCAAAACAAATTCTTGTCTTAGCATTTGATGTGATTAGATTGCTTGCACTATCATCAATAAACACACCATCACTCATATCAATATGTGACTTGTCAGAGTATTCTTTATAATTTACTCCTACAAACTTACAGTATGGTAAATGTTCTTTAATCCATTTTTCTTTTAAAACCAGATTAGGACTATAACCGGCAGAGACAACTGTTATATCATATTCTTCAGATAACCTTCCAATGTAATACTTAGCATCTTTCATAAATTGTACAGTTCTGAAAAATCTCGGCTGGTTGAAATATGTGTTAATGTAATCTGGCGTAGCTGCTTTTAATTCTTCAAAATTCCATGTATTGATATTTTCCCAATCAATAGGCTCGTACTTTTTGTAAGCACAAAAATCGTCCTCATAGAGAGATACGATGGCTTTTATGGTGTTTACAATAACACCATCATAATCAATAAAAATTTTCTTCTTAATAAATACCACTCCTATCTATCCATTTTTTGAATTTGACAAAGTGCCATTAACCCTATGCCCATAAATAAACCTACAATAAAACCTATTATTAGTCCTGCAATCAAATCCATAATCATTCTCCTTTGTGTTTGTTGTATAATCCTCTAATTGTCTCTCCTAAAATATAAGGCTCTACGTTTTCATTTGTTATAACACAATGCGCATAATCCATAATATCTTTGAAATCTTCTATATCAGCTTGTATTCTTCTATTTGCTTCTTCGGGGTTGTCTCCTCTTTGAAGCAATCTTTTTTTAATAGTGTCAAGTTCAGAATGAATGTAGAATATTATTGGATTAATCCCTTCGCATTTTTTAATCTGTCTAATACCATCGGGATTTAATATAACCACTTTGTCATCTGTTAAATCTTCTTTAGCAGTGCCATAGTACCAAGTTTCTTTAGTGGCCACATTATAAGAAGTTGTTTCTGCAAAAAAGTTCTCAGATTCTTTCTTTAAAAAATCTTCTTTTGTAATAAAGTGGTATTCTACGCCTTCTGTTTCGCCTTTTCTCATTGGTCTTGTAGTATATGACACTACAGATTTCATTCCTAATTTGATTAATTCTTTTTGAATGGTGTCCTTGCCAGATGATGTCATTCCACAGAGTACTATCATTAAATCGCCTCCTTTTTAGGTTTTCTGCCACACGATTTCTTTTCAGTGCAATAGCCATATCTATCACATTTAGGCATAAAATAATTTTCTACAAGATATTTCCACTCATCAGAATACTCAGATAGGGCAACACAAATATCCTTAAACAACTTTCTATATTCGTGATACGCTCTTGTACATTCTCTTTGATTTGACATATCTGCAAGATTTCTAAAGTTATGTTTGCAAACAACTTTTGACTCCATTCCTAATGGTAAGCCGTTTGCAGAATCTTCTCTTGGAATGCCCATATCTTCTAATTCTTTAAGGGTATTAGAAATATTTCTCATCATTGTGTCGTACTTGAATTTTGCCAAACTATTGTTTTCAATAGAAGGTGGTGTAAAATAATCAAATCCATCTTGATAATTAATATATCTCGTTGAAGCTTGTAAACGAGTTGGCATTCCACCTATATGTGTATACCACTCCCTAAAAACTCTTGCAGAATATCCATCTAAAATCATATAAACATCAGGGAATTCCCATGTACGACCATGGTTATTTTCTAAACAATCAATTCCACGTTTATAGTTCTTTTCTTTGTCAGTGATATCACTTCCATAACACATTCCAGCTTCTGTCCCTATCATTTGTATTGGGTATTTGTATGTATAATCTTGAATTATTACCTTTCCCATTTCTTCCTCCTAAAAATATTTATTTATAAAAATGATGTCCTATATCATCTTTAAACAAGAATGTAGCAAATCTATCAAAGTTGCCATTATAATTGCTACTATGGAAGTACAAAGCACCTTGAGTAATATCTTGTTCCCATGCCTCTTCTACTGCTTGAATTGTTGTATTGCTAATTTCAGTTCTAAAATAACTGAACTGATTAGGTTTTGTTATTATTTCTGTGATACTACTACCAAATCTTCTGTCTTTAAATCTATTAAATATTACGCAAGCTACATTGGTTTTAGATTTAACATCTGCTGTATAGCATTCTGTCTCAACACATCTTTGAATAAGGTATATTTCTTCTAATGTGAATACTTCGTATAACTTAGGTGTACTATTTTCAGTTGCAGGTTCTTCAGTAGGTTTTTCAGTGGTTTCTTCTGTTTCTTCTACTTTTGGTTTTCCTACAACTGGTGGTGCAATCGGTTGTAAAGTAATTTCTTGTTGTATTGTTGTTGTTTCTTCAGTTTCGCATTTTTTTGAATCTTCTCCCTGAATACAAACCCAGGGAAGAAAAACAAATGTTATTAAAATAAATATTGCTATTATTCTTTTCATATTTTACCTCATATAATTTTGATTAGTCTATTTTTAATTCTTCAAATATAATTTGTTTAGGTAAGAAATTGTAGCACCAATAAGCACTCATAAAAGTGATTTTATTTTGAACAACACCTTTATTAAAAAATTTCATTCTTTTATTAAAAGATAATATTTGTAAATCTTTATCCTTAAACAAATAATAAGGTGCTGCATCATTCCACCATGTATTTGGTGCTATCAAAGCAAATAGCTTCCCAAAACTCAATACACGTTCAAAAATTTTACGTTTGTTTGTAAATGGAGGATTGCTGATAATACAATCCCAATGTTCTTCTGGTTCATATGTATAAAAATCTTGTCCATAATCTATATGTGAGTAAATTATCTTGTTACCATTAGCTTTAATTTGTTTAACAAATTCACTATCTTCTTTATCAAACGGGCACCATACTACCCAATCTTTAGGTATATATT